CGAAGATGAGGACTAATCCTCGTCCTCGTCTTTTGCTTCCTCTGGTATAGGTCTGGCCTTGCTCGGTTTCTTAATTTCTTCTTCCCCGACGATCTCCCCGACTTCTATTTCCCCCGATCCCGACAGATCCTCAATCTCGATTCCCGACTTATGTTCTATAGCTTGCTTCCCGAGTAAATCAGCTAGGCGTCTTTCAACTTCATCCCGACTCATTTGATCTACCTTCCCATGCAATACTTCCCGACGATCGACAATAAGGCCCCCGACTTTCAAAAGTAAATTCTGCGCGTTAATCGCCGCTGTAAAATTACCTGCACTCCAGGCATCATCCCTAAGCTTATACAAATCCTCAACTGCACCCTCATGCGTAAGCTCAAATTTTTTTTTCGCTTCCGCCATCAATCTTTCATATTCTCTATACACGTGCTGATACTTCCCGTTGGGCCCCATGTACCGACTAACAACCTTTGGATTCTTAAAGCCTGCTTTCTTTGCAGCTTCCGCAAAAGTCAGCGTAGGATCGTTGACTGCATTCCAGACTAACAAACGCTGCCGCTTGGTTAGATTCTTCTCGTTATGATTCATATACTCAACTGGCATATCATCTGCATCTGCAAGTGTAGGCTCAACCTTCACTTTCTGTCTGATCCTCGATTCGTCCTTGCTCATCTCTCACCTTATAGCTAATTAATCGTCCGTTAAAATATCTAACTAATTCTACTACATCTGGTCTTTCTAGCAAATCGATAACTTCTGGCGGTAAAACCTCTCGACATTTTTTTACTAATTTATACACATCTTCTCCTACTTTTGTCAGAGCTCTTGACAAAACTCTGACAAAACTATCAGTACCTCTCTAAGCCCTACTAATATAATAAATAATAATATATATGTTTTTATATATATACCTTATTTATTAGTTTTGTCATACTTTTTCTTACCCCCCCTTATATTTTACAATTATGAGGGGAATATCAGGGTTATTTTAAGGGTATCCTGACAAAATGACAAAACGCCTAAAGTGCATTCTTATCACGTTTCTAGCTGTCAGAGACTTCTGACACTCTGACAAAACTAAGCCAATTCCAGCCAAAATCGACCCAAAAGGGGGTACTTTTGTCAGAAAAGTGTGACAAAACTATTTAATGATATTTATCTCTGCTTCTGTCTCGATAACAACCCTAGCGCCGCAAGACAAAATAGGTTTGTCGTTGCCGCCATATCTAAGAATGCTCGGACCAAGAACCTCTACTTCGTGGCAATAGGTGTTTGTTTTACCAGCTTTGATTGTAATGACGGGCTCGTCAGTACCATGTTTTTTATTTGCGCGAATCTTATGTTGATTGACGTGAATGTATTTTTTCATTCAGGGTCTTTTTCTTCTGTTAAGAACTCAGGAGTAAAAACAACTTCTTTCTCTAAACCAAACTCTGCATTTAGAATATCGTCTATTTTTCTAACGCCTTCTTCGACCGATTGCGCGTAATTGAGAGTTTCGGTTACGCCGTAAGTAAAGATGAGTAAGGCGGTAAACTCTGCGTCTGCGCCTCTAGAAATAAAATCTTCAAAGAGTGTATCGAGTCTGCGTCGACCTTCTTCGATGGTGGGTGGGCCCTTTTCCATTTTTACTATCTTCATTCAAATAGTGTAGCTTATAAATCTTCATATGGGTATAACCAGATAGGTGTGTTTTCTCCAACGTAAGCGCCAGAGACGTTAAATTCAAAATATTCTATGGCTTCTAGCTCGCTCATGTCGTGATCTTTGATAAGAATATCAATGCATTTGTTGGCGTCGTAAATTAATCTTTGGCCGCTGGTTGCTATGTCGTCAGCCATACCGATAATGGCTTCGTCAAATCCGTCTGCTTTTAACATGTAATCTCCAATAAAAGGTGAGGTGTGTATCGTTGCAAGACTACACCTCAAAGTCCCTGGAGACGAGTATGAATTAAACTCGCCGCAACTGCACTTCTATTGTTTATACAAGCCGAATGATTGCCTGTTCGCGATTAGCCGTCGCCGTATTTCCAACGGCACTCTTCCTTGTAATCATCCCAAGTCTGTCTAATCATCCCTGGTGAATACAGGTAATTGATGTCATACATGCGATCGCAAAACTCTGTAAAGTTTTCGCAATCACCTACGACTATCTGAGCATCTGCTTGAATGTCGATAAGTAAATCTCCTGTTCGACTCATATCTCCTCCTATATCTTTTTTTTGTAGTTGCTACTACTAATGATCTCTGCAAACGCCACGCCGATAACTTTGTGGAGTTTACCCTCTAACAAGAAAGCCTGTCTTTCAAACTCTTCTTGTTCCTTTGCTGTCATTTGATTCCAATCAACAATGACATCCTCTGGATTTTTAACAACTTGATTGACCCAAGCAATAACCACGTCAGACAATTCATGTTTGACTTTGGTTCTGACTGTAACTTTTTTACCTTGATACTCAACCATGTTAATGCGTTTTAACTTTTCTCTTTTCGACCTCGGCTAGATTATTAACCATATTAATCAAACGCTCTTTGTCAGCTTCTATTTGTTGTAAGGTTGCGTCTGAATTAGAAATCTCAAGGCCAGCAGATTGCAAATAAACTTTAATCATTTGGCATACCAGTTGTTGTAAGTAATCTCTGGTGTGGTCCACGTAATCTGACATCTTTTTATCTATCGTCATTTATGTTCTCCAAAATAAATATACCCTTAGTATATCAAAAGGTGTTTACAAAGCAACTGAAATTTTATACTATTAATAAAACAATTAATCGAGGAGAAGATTATGCCAATGACAGAAATAGATTTTATTAGGGAAGGTATGAAAGCTTTACAGCCAGGATTACCAGCTCCCAAGCATACTGCGGATGTAGAAGATGACATGCAATCAACCGAAAGGTTGAGCAAGTTTGTTGAGTACATTCGTCAACATCACCCAGCTTTATTTGAGCATGCTTATAAGGAGGCATCCAAATGAGCATTGAGATAGATCAAAGGTCTGAAGTTTCTGCGTATATAAAGGTAGGAGATATAACTATATATGTAGAGCACTCAGGCGCGGCTCCAGAATTTATTGATATTTGGAGAAATACTGAAGAAACTTTATTTACAAACGATGCTTGAGTTTCTTTTATGGGTTTTAGGAATAATAGCCACTTATTTTGTGGGTGGCTTGCTTTATTTTATTTGGTTAATGAATAAACATTTATGAAAGACCTAAACAAGAAGCGAGAAGTTTTAGTGGGGGCAACATTTTATGTTGATGGTGTAGATCCAAATGCTGAAGGCTTACCAGATTTATTAAGAGATAAGTTTGAGCAAGAGGTTGATAGGAACAAAATATTTTTTAATATTTGTATTCCAGGTGATAACAATCAAATAGATTTAGAAAAACTAGCAGAAGAGAACAACGACTTGAAACATCAAGTTAAGTTTTGGCAAGAGCTCTATTTAAAAGCGATGGGCCTAAAATGAGAAAATGCACTATATGCAAGCAAACAAAAGAATTGAACTCAGTTAATTTTCCTAATAGAAAACTAAAGAAAGCTCCGCCTTTTAGGTGGGAATGTCGATCTTGCTACAACGAAAACAAAAGAAATAAACCTTCTTATTGGGCGCATAAGATGTTATCTGGCGCTAGGCGCAGAACTTTAGACAGGGGTTGGCCGCCTTGCACTCTTAAACCGCAGGATATTTGGAACGTATGGCCAGAAGATTTTAAGTGTCCAGTTCTTGGTATTGAGCTTGTGCATGGATATGAAAACAGATACAACTCACCCACAATGGAAAGAATAGACAACAGCAAAGGTTATGTTATAGGCAACATTCTTGTTGTTTCGCATCGGGCCAACTGTATTAAAAGCGACGGCACTTGGCAGGAGATAATGGCAGTTGCCGAATTTTATAAACAATTAGAGGAAAAAAACAATGGCAAAAACGTGGATTAAAGAAAAAATAGAAAGAGTTAAAAAGAAAACATCTATTGGCAACTCAAGACTTAGCCGAGGCGCTGGAACTAACAAACGCAAAACGCGTAAAAAATATCGAGGTCAAGGCAAATGAGAGGTGTAAATTATCCGTGCGGTTGGTTTGACGTTGAACAATTACCAGGGGGATCAAGAGAAAATGACTCAGTATAAAAAAAATGTAGAGAAGCAAAGAAAGAAACTTCAAGCTGAAGAGGAAGATAAAAAAGTAGTTTGGTATGAGTATCAAAAAGGCGCAGGAGAACATTTTAGAAGAATAAGATATGCAAGCGGCAAAGAAATTAAAACTGATTTTGCAAAAGAAAAAAAATAAATGCCCTTAAGAGATTACCAACAAGAAGCTTTAGATGCGCTGGAAAACTATATTGCTATAGAAGACGGCAATCCTTTGGTTGTCATGCCAACAGGTTCTGGTAAGTCTCATGTGATTGCAGACTTTGTGCTGCATATGAATGAACAAAAGAAACAAAAAACTTTAATTGTTTCGCACGTTAAAGAAATACTTTTTCAAAATTATGAAAAGCTACAAGACGCTTGGCCTTATGGAGATATAGGTTTGTATGGCAACAGTTTAAAGAGTCGAGATACAGATAACGATATTATCTATGCTCAGCTCCAATCAGTTTGGAACAAGGTGGATCAACTGCCCTTATTCGATCTCCTCGCTATTGATGAAGCGCATCTTGTTCCAAAAGACGGCGAGGGAATGTACCGCTCCCTCGTTGTCGCCCTTAAAGAACGTAACCCAAACTTACGCGTGGTTGGCTTTACTGCTACCCCTTATAGACTAAATTCTGGCATGTTAACTGAAGGTGAGGGATCTATCTTTGATGATGTCGCAATAGACTTTGGTAGCGGTGATAACTTTATTCGTTTGATTGATGACGGTTATTTATCACCTTTGGTAACTAAGTGTATGGATACTGAATACGAGTTAGAAGATATTGGTTTAAGAGGTGGAGAGTTTATTCAAACAGATTTACAAGCCAAGATGAACGACAGCGGCAGAACCAATAAAGCCATACAAGAAGTTTTAATCAAAGGCGCAAACAGAAAACAATGGCTAATATTTTGTGCTGGCATCAATCATGCAGAAATGGTCAGCGGTATTTTAAATGCCAACAATATAACTTCTCGCGTGGTGACGGGAGATACCAATCAACTGCAAAGAGATAAGTTAATAGCTGATTATAAGAAAGGAGAGATTAGAGCTTTAGTTAATTGCGATGTATTAACGACGGGCTTTGATGCGCCAAATACAGATTTAATTATAATGCTGCGACCTACACATTCACCAGGTTTATATGTGCAAATGATGGGTCGGGGCATGCGTATAGCAGAGGGCAAGAAAGATTGTTTGATTTTAGACTTTGCTAAAAATATTGAACGCCATGGTCCAATCAATCAAATAGCGCCCAATCAAAAAGGCAAGCGCAAAAAGACGGGTGAAGCCCTGGTTAAGAGCTGCCCAGAATGTCAATCATATGTACCCAAAGCTGTAACCACTTGTCCAGATTGTGGCTATGTCTATCCTATGCGTAAGTTAGAGTTAGAGCTGGTTGCATCTAAGTTAGATATTATTTCTAAAACAGCCAAGAAAGAACGCTACGATACCAAGGTTATCAACATGTGGTTTGGCAATCATCAGAAACAAGGCAAGCCGTTGCCCGTCCTAAAGGTCAGCTATAAGACACCCAATAAGATTATTAGTGAGTACATCTGCTTTGAGCATTCGGGCTACGCAAGAGAAAAAGCTGTGGCTTGGTGGAGAAAAATGGTAAGTGGTGATAGCTTGCGAAGATCCCCGCCCTCTACAGTAGATGAGGCTTTGTTTAGACAAACAGAGGTCAACAAACCAGATTTAATTAAAGTCGATTATTCGGGCAAGTTTCCTAATATCGTCAACCATATTTATGCAGATAGGTAAGCCAACACGTTGTTATCCATTTAGGAAGGAGACGGGAGATTTTATGTTTATACCCTATGACTATACAGAGGCAGAATTAAAATATGTTGGCGGTGGTAGAGATACGTTAGAACAAATAGAAGATTTTTGGGATTCGATAGGAAACCCTATGTATAACAAGCGGCTGTCCCTTGAGGACAACATGCTAAACTTATACAGCAAGTTGCGGTATTGGCCTCAGCCAATGCTAAATGATAATGTCGTGCAAACGATGATTTTGGAGTATGAATATGATAATAGAAGAACTAAAAGAGTTTGAGTCTGAGCAAAAGGGTGACACCCTGGTGTTCTCAGATATACCCAACCCTGTTTACCATGCAGGGGTCGGAGTAAGCAGCAGTAAGATTAGAGCCTTTGGCAAATCGCAACTGCATGCGGTGGAGAAAGTCCAAGAGACAACACCTGCGATGAACTTTGGTACAGCTGCCCACGCTTTGCTAGTAGAGGGTGAGGAGGCTTTTAACCAAACAGTAGCAGTAATAGTGGGATCTCCCTATACCAATGCTAACAAAGAGCTAAAGAAGGAGTATGAGGAGCGTGGCTTAACGGTGATTAAAGAAGCTGAGATGACGGCAATCAAAGGTATGAAGGAGCATATGATTGAAGAAGGCAACATCTACCTTAACGCTGAAGGCAAGGTAGCAGAGGCCAGCTTCTATTGGTATGAAGGCGAGGTTCTTTGTAAGTGCCGACCAGATGTTATCTGTCCGCCAGTCCAAAGCCCATATCCAGACAACGCTATATGTGTAGTCGATTACAAGACCACTCAATCATGTGATCCAGTAGAGTTTGCTTATTCGGTTAAAAAATATGGCTACGATATGCAGGCTGCTTGGTATCGAAGAGGTATGGAAAAAGCTGGTTTTAAGTTAGATGAGTTTGTCTTTGTGGCGCAAGAGAAGGTCTACCCATACGCATCTAAAGTATTTATTATCTCAGAAGAGCAAATGAATCTTGGTTGGGAAAAAATGGAAAGCTTTTTAGAGTTGTATAAGAATCACTCAGAGGGTGGGCACCTATCTGTTTATAACTCGCCGAATATTGTTACCTTAGCTTTATAATCGTGCCAGCTTACAAATTTAGAGAGGATGTTTCTCTTGCTGAGCTGAAAGATTATATAGACAGCACCTACGATCAGCACTATGCCAAAGGTAAGTACCAGGCAACAGATATGATTGTAGATGCTGGTTTTGGCGAAGGATTTTGTATTGGCAATATAATGAAATACGCCATGCGTTACGGCAAAAAAGACGATAAGAAAAAGGAGCTACTTAAAATCATTCACTATGCAATGATTGCTTTGTACGTCAACGATCAATAAAAATTATGCTAGGATTATAGGTATGTTATTTCCTAGTATCCCCCAATATCTGTGCGTTTATGAAATAGACAGCAATCTTCATATGGTTGTTTTGCAGGCCAGAAACTCTGATACCGCAGAGCTATTTGCTTTACTGCGTTCTATGGAAGAAAGCTCTGATTATACGTTTGGAAAAATTTTAGACGTTAGTGAGATAGATCCCGCCCATCATATTAGTCTAACCATTCATTAAAAGGTAGAGCGCTTTTCGACAATGCCTGCGCTCTTGAGACACCTTTTAGGACTCCCTCAAACAGCCCCTGTCTAAAAAAGTGCTAGGTAGGTACATACTATTAATGGGGGGAAATAATACCTTTAAGGCTTCCTAGCAAAGCCTAACAATTACAAGCTCGGTTTAGCTGGAGCTTTGGCCTCAGAAGTTCCTTCTGTTACCCAAGCTGGAGTGTCGTCTGCTTGTTTAGGCGACATCTTTTCCAACGGTTTAAAACCCTTGATATTGTTTTTATCATCGGGGTAATCTGGATTTTTGCTTTTCTCAATGCCAAAAGTACAAATTACTTTGTTACCAACCAACTCTCCAGCATTTGCTGGTGGGTTGTCTTTTCTGCCTAACGCTTTGACTAAGCCAGAAAATTTTCTAGAGGCTATTTCTCTAACCATTTCTTGCTTTTCAGCGTCGCTATTTTTGTACCAAAGGTTTAGATTGTCTCTAGCAATCCAGCCTTTGTACTTTTCACCACACACTTTGACTTCCAATTTTAGATAATCGTTGCCATTGCTTGAAGTGGTCTTCTCGCATGTGCTTATCTCTGTTAGGTAGTCCCCTTCTGGAATAGTGGATTCACCACTACCACCAGATTCAAAATCAAACTTGACGTCTGCAAAATCGCTCATTATTTTTCTCCTTTTGAAAATCCAAGTTTATTAATAATATATGTCAAGTTAGGCTCTTCAAAAGAATCTAGCTTGCCACTCCTATCCTTAGCAATATAATTATCGCCAAGAACTGTTTGCAACCAACGATTGGTTACTTTCTTCCCCTCATCATTTTCTTCGGTGAAAGTCCTAAGACATAACACTTCATCAAAGAAGTAAGGAATTTGGGTAGGTAGTTTAGCACCAACCATCATGGGTTGATAATGAAACATACCTGTTGCTTCGTCTCGAAGTTTATCTTCTTTAGCAACAAAAATAACGTGCATCTTAAGATCTCTAAATCTACGCATCGTTCTAGTCATTACATTAATAACTTCGCCGTAGGCTTGTCGAGGATCTTTGGACCTTGCTTTTTCTTGCGCTAATAAAAGTTCAGACATCTCAGTAACACTATCTAAACAGACAGTATCATAATCAAGATCTCCGCTTTCAAGCATTTCAGCAATTTGTTCTATTTCTGAAGCTTCTTTAACCTCAATAGCAGTAACATTGTTTGCATCTTTAATAGACAACAAACCAGCTTCCATACTAATGATTAAAGTTTTTCCAGGTGATGTAGCACATGCAGTTGTTTTACCAGCTCCAGATGCTCCATACATTAAAATCTTAGCTCCTTGGTTTTCAACCAATTCGCTAGGACTTACAATTCTACTTAAAATATCAGACATTTAATCTTCTCCGTTTTATTTAAAAATACTATTTTAATTTATTTTAATATGAATTACAATGTGTGAACATTAAATTTTTAACGGAATGTAAAATGAGAGAAGTAGACCAAAATCAATGGAGAGTGAATTATCTCTGGAGGTTGAAAAACCTAACCAATGAAGAGCTTAAATCATTTAAACAAAAAAATCTAGAACCTGAACATAAGGAGAGGGAAGTGCAAAGAATAACTTTAAAGAAGTATATAGAATTTATCGGAACAGAGCCTGCGGCAGAATTATTTGATTGTTCAGCAGCATCAACTAAAGCTTGGAGGTATGGTTTAAGACAGCCTTCAATTAAACAAGCTAAAAAAATTATTAAAGCATCTGGCGGTAAGCTAGACTTCGAGTCTATCTTTGGTCCTATTGAAGAAAGTAGTGAAAGTTAAGAGTGTTCAATTTACAAGTAACAGCGCAAGACTCTGCGTTGGACTTAGCTCTGGCTTATGCAGAATACGGCATAAGCGTAGTACCACTACATAGACACAATAAAGTTCCGCCCAAAGAATTAGGGGGGTGGCAAAAGTTTCAAGAGCGACAGCCGACGACGGAAGAAATAGAAAAATGGTTTAAAGGGCGAGATGATTTAGTCGTCGCTTTAGTCTGTGGCAAGTTTATTGTTATAGATGCAGATACACCCGAAGCAGTAAATTGGTGTGAGGCCAACTTACCAGTAACACCTTTTAAAGTAGCAACAGGGAAAGGGGTTCATTATTACTACAACAATCCAGAAAACTTTACTACTTGGGTAGCCAAAAGAACTGAAGGTTATGATCCAGCCAAGCTAATTGATATTAGAGGGGTTGGCGGTTTAATTGTTGCCCCTCATAACATTCATGCGACAGGCGCTATCTATACACCTACAAGAATTGATGATTGGGATCTAAACGATGTTGATGATTTGCCGAACTTAACTCAAGAGTTATGGGTAAAAATAACTGGAGTTGAAAAGGTTAACGGCAAACCAATAGCTGCGCCTTTATCTATTGATGGTATATCAGAAGGTGGCAGAAATGACCAAGCCGCTAGATTAGCTGGCTATTTAATAGCCAAAGGTTTAAATACAGAGTTTACAGAGTTTTTTGTTCAGTCTTGGAACGAACAAAATACCCCGCCTTTATCAGCAAGTGAAATATCTACAACAGTTAATTCAATACAAAAGACTCATGACAGAAAAAACCAACAAGCTCCAGCTTACATATCAACAACCAAGAATGTAAATGAGCCTGTCAATCTTTTCTCTCCTCCAGGGGTATTAAAAGATATCTACGAATACTCTGAACAGATAGCGCATATATCTCAACCAGCTATCAGCATGCAAGCAGCTTTGTCTTTGGGTTCAGTAGCCTTGGGCAGAATGTATAGAACCAATATGAATAACTTTGCGTCTTTGTTCTTTATGTGTATCGCTAAGTCTGGCCAAGGTAAAGAAAATGTGAAGACAGTTGTTGAAACTATTTTAGATCATGCAGAGTACAGCGATTTAATGGCAGGAGATGGATACACCTCAAGTGGAGCTATTTACAGTTTGCTTAGATATAAGCCAACTCATATAACAGTAATGGATGAGTTTGGTAAAAGATTAGAAAGCATATCTAAATCTTCTAACTCAAACAAAGAAGATGCGTTACAAATACTTATGGAGACTTGGGGAAGATGTCATGGTGTTTTAAGACCAGATAACTATTCAATGATGACGTTAACTAATAAACAACAAAAAGAAGTATTAGATAGATCAACGATTAAGCCTGCAATTACTTTGGTCGGTATGAGTGTGCCTAAAAACTTTTACGGCGCCTTATCGACAGGCCGTATTGTAGACGGTTTCTTAAATAGATTTATTGTCGTCGAGTCTCACGTGCCAAGAACCGTTGGC